ATGAACATATCCAGTAGTTCCGGTTCCAATTCCAGTTGTTCCACCGGCACCGATGCTAATTGGAGAAGCAAGATTAGGATCCTCAAAGAAAACAGCAATTGGAGTTGCTTGCCCTAAACCAGTTGTACTTGTTCCAGCACCAGCAGTATTTAATCCAGCTACAGGAACTAAAATAGAATCCCAATAGCGAGTAGAAATTCCAGAATTACTAGTAGTCTTATAATGTCTTTGAATCCATCCACGATTATCTGCAAAACAATTATAAGGACTTCTGGTTCTATCAGTTGCTTCGAATTGACCGTTTGCAGCAGAATAGTTGCCCAAATATTTTGGAATCGCGTAATTATTTGCTGCAGTTTCAGCGTTTGTTGAAATGCCCCAAAGTGACATGTTTCTTACCTACAAAATTCTTTTTCTAGTAATATTTATAAAAAAAGGAGACCCTAATATTTGGTCTCCTTATTATCAACCCCGTTTAGTTCAGGGAGTAGGATCTACTGCACCTTTTTTCTTAAGATTTTGCTGAACTTGAAGAATAACGTATGAAACTAAACCATTTGCCTTTAATTTTGGAACTGCACCAAGGAACTCAGAAACAACTAAAAGAATAGTTGCTACTGCTGCCTCATTAGCAATAACCCAAGCCCAGAGAGCTGCGACTGACATAATTACCTCGTGTGAAGAGTATCCTGTATTATTTAGGAATTAATCGGATTCTCCAGGTCTTGCTCTATAGTCTGTTTTAGGTTGTTTATTCATTTGCCTTTGTTGTTCGGGAGTATGACCTAGTGGTTTTCTTTTTAGTTTTGCCTTTGGGGGGTCACCTGCAACTCTTTCTCTGCTACCATCAGAATTTACTCTCATATAATCCTCCAATACCTCACCTTCTGGTTCATAAGACATCTTAAGACCCATCGCCCTTAAATAATTTCTTCTAAGGTTATCCTTTGTCTTCGAAGAACGGGGGTCTTCCTCTTCACCATTCTTTTTTTTCTTATCATCAGAACCACAATCCATTTCTTCCTTTACTTTTTCTGGAAGACCTTTGTGCTTGGTTTTGGCAAATTTTTTGAGTTCTTTTCTTCCCATTTTTGCCATTTGTTTTACAGCGTCACTCGCATCAGGCATATTTCCATCAAGATATTCAATAGCCATAGCAGCAAGTTGTTGCTGATTTTGACTTACTGCTTTTTCTTGAAGAGAATGAACCTTTTTAAGAAACTTTGAGTACCCAGTTTCAGCAATCAATTCACCTTCAAGTTCATTATGTGCCACTATTCTAACTTTTTCATTTCCACCCTGAATAGGAGAAATAGTTACTTTATTCTTAACTTTTCCCTTTATATAATCAAGTGTTTGGGTGTTAGAATCTTCGGTTTCTGCTTCGTGAATGAACTCTTCTTTACGAGTTGCGATGGCATTACCAATCGCACCACGCCTCTTCATTAGATACTTATCAGACTTATCTTTATCCCCATCATTATCAACATCACCGTCTTCTTTACCTACGGGGTCTAATCCTTTACCTGCAGCAACTCTTGCGGTCTGAGAACCTTTCTTTCTCTCACCCTCATAAGGTTCGCCATATTCGGTCATCTCAACTGATTCAATATTTGGATTGGCACGAAGTTGATTGATTTTCTCACGGGTTGCCATTCTCACATAAGACCTTTTAGTATTCTTATCAGTAACTCTTACCTTATACTTTCTGTGCTCTGGACTGTCTAATTCTTCAAGATAAGTTAGAGAAATTGATTGCTGTTCTTGTTCCGTTCCTTCCACAAAAACTTTAAAAAGTGCTTTGGCAACATTATCAGATGCCGCATCCTTAAAAATAGGATTAAAGTCTTCTGCCTTCATACCACCACCTTCTTTACCGAATAGTTTTGCCTTGACCATCTTTCTTTCCTCACCTCCCATACTGCTATTTTGCATATATTGAGAAAATGCCTGAGGAAGTGGAATATCTTCTCTTCTTGCTCTATAACGAATATCATACACTGCCTGCTTTGCCTTTTTCTCTGGAGACTTTCCAGAACTTTCCTTTTTATCGTTCTTGTCAGTAGGACCAGAATCGGCAGCAGCAGGGGCAAATTTTCTTGCTGGCAGATCTTCGGCAATATGATTTTTCATATTAAGACTTTACTACTTTACTATTTTCTATACTTATTTATAAACTCCCTGATATTAGATACTTTATAACCACGATAGGGTTTTGCTCCGTATTGTAGATTTGTTTCGGGTGCCTCTGGTGTCATATCCGCAACATACTTGTAGAATCCAGAAGTTCCAACTAAAGTATTTGGTTTTCCGGGTTCTCTCATCTTTCTATCCATTTTAACTTCGGTATATTTTTTGGTTTCCATTACATCCTTAATCCAAGACTTAAACATCATATTAGATTCAGTTACACAAATCAGATAATTAGTTCCACGACGAATGATTCTTCCAACAAGTCCAGTATTCAGATTCTCAACCAGTTGACCGATTTGGAATATTTTTTCGGAAACATAATTCTCACGAAGAGTCTGGTAATCAAACTTAGGGGCAATTTCCCAGAGATTCCAGTTCTCATTAATACCCATAGATGCTCTTACAGAATCAAATAATTCTTGTGCCGATTTACGCTTCATATCTGGAGGAAGACCTTCTCTAAACTTACGAAAATCTCCTTCGGCAGCGGCAAGTCTCATTCTGGATGCAGACATTCCCTCAACACCTTTGGCATCAGGATCGCGGTCTCCGGCAGAAACTACTTCAATCGCATCAAAGGCATATAATTGACCATTATAGTTATTGGATAATTTCTCAAACTCCTTTACACGGTCGGAACCACCCACGATTCTAACATTAGTATATCCATCATTATGTGCCTTTTTAAGAACATCAAAAATAGTCTTATTTGCGGCATCATTCACAATTCTTTCACTATGAGCAGGAAACATCTGTCTCATATATGAAATCTTTGTATCAGGGTCCAGTGGATTCTTTTTCTTATCCTGACTTCTGGATGGATAGATTAGATAGTCTCCACCATCTGCCTGAGATGAAGCAGCAGCAACATCCATTAATTGCTGGTGCCCGACCGTAGGAGGATTAAAACGACCAAAAGCAATCGTAAGAGTTCCTTTGGTCTTAGGAACTGGTGGAGGAGTTTCTACAGGTTGTTGTGGTTCCTGTGCTACCGGTTGTTGCTCTGGAGCAGGTTCCGGTTGGGGTTCTGCTTGGGGTTGGGGTTGCTGTTGAGCATTTGGGTCATTATAACTCGGTGAAGGAACATCCTTTTCGTGTGGGGTTTGATTTGGGTCCTTTCCTACTCTCTGACGCTTATTATAAAACTTTAACTTTCCACCTTCGGTCTTGGCAACAAACTCATTAGTTCTTCTATCATACCAACCACCGTGCCCGTCACCCTGCAACCCAAGACGCTGAGCTTGGTCTGATGCAGAAGTTGCTTCTGATATGAACTGAAAGAAACTTTTCATTACTTACTTAATTTTTTCTTACGAATATTCGCCATTATTGCTTCTTTATTAGCAACAATATAGTTTAATCCATTTTTTCTAATCTTAATATATTTATTCTTTAATACTTCCGACTTATTTGATTTGATTTCCTTATCAAGAGTGAAGTAAAAATACTTGATAAAATCATTCATTACATCTTTAGGTAATGATTTTTTAGTGGTAAAAATATCAATAATATTATCAAGGAATGCTTGGAGGTCTTTCATATATTACACAAATTTCTGTATGCTTCTACCACCGATTGGTTGAATAATAACTCTGGCACCTCTTATACCGTGGTCACTTCGGTCTCCTTTATAAACGCCTAAAAATACAGGTTCATAACTTGCATTTATTCTATCACCATTATTTATTTTATGTCCAGTACAAGTTAATTCATAATATCTTCCTCTACTTTGAACATTTAAAACTCCCTGCATAGTAACATCTACATTATTTTCACCCTTTGGACCCCCAAATCCATTACCATAGACTGCCAATTTTTTAAGTGTTTCATCCTGTATTTTTCTTCCTACAGTTGTTGCTGGAGGCATACCGTTTGGAAACATTTCAAGTAAAGTATTAATAAATGCCTGAGTTTCTGGATGATTATTAATTGTTGGTTCCACTCTTGCAGACGTTCCAGACCACTGTTGAAATGCTTTAGGTCCAGAACCTGCCTTATGAGAAACGTGCCCAACATACCCAGATATTCCTCTAAAATGAAAATCGCATTTAGGTGTTCCCGGTGTACTTTCACAAAGTCCCACCTGGTAAGTTGTGGCACCAACTTTTAGTGGTATAAAATCTGTACCTAATTTGTCAAATATATCTTGTAATTGCTGATTTACTCTTATAATCTGAGCGTCTTCTTGGGCGGTTGTTGCCTGGGTTCTTCCAGAAAATTCAGAGTCTTTATATAATTCAGTTAATCTTACAGTTGAACCAGAAGAAGTTGGGAGAACTATGGATTGACCAGATTTAAACTTATTAAATTTAGTAATATCTGTTAATTCAGTTACGATAGTTTTACTTAGTTTTATTTTCTGACCATTAGATTCATTCAATACAAAATCTTTACCAGTTCTAATTCTGGTTAAAAAAATATTAAAGTTATTTCTTTTTCCCAAATCATTCACGGATAAGGTAGCCATAAGTATTTTATTTTTATTTAGTGCTCAAGACTCCCGAAGGGTCATTCACCAACTACAGCACCAATCTTTTCATCAAGGTCTAAAATCACGGCACGAATGTCAGAAATACGAGGAGGAACAGAAAGTTCATCATAGGTATAACCTTTTTGATTCTCAAAAAGAATTTGACGAACGGCAGCGGCAGTCCGAACATCCATCTTAACAGATACTGTTTTAGTCATCAAATGTCTCCATCTTCACGATTTTCACTATAATATACATCAAAGAATCCGTCCGGATAACGCTTCATCAGTTTATCAATATTGGTCTGAATTACTTCATCAAAAGAGACATCAAGAGCAATACACGCTTGTGCCACATACCACATCGTATCACCCAGTTCCTTAATCAAGTGAGTTCGGGTCTCATCATTCCAAGACTTACCTTGGAAAACCATTTTCTTTACAATCTCCAAGAATTCACCACCCTCGGCATTAATACCAACAGAGGCAGTCAGGAGACGCTCAATATTAGCACCTTTCTCATCCAACTGAACCATACGGTCAGAAAGAGCAAGGAAATCTTTGGATGCATCAGAAGTTACGGCATCTACGAAGTTCTGATACTTATTAAAATCAACTCGTTGTGTCATGAAAATTTAAATCCCTCAAATGATTTTTTTGGTTTATTTTCTTCATTATTATACTCCTCTTCTTTACCACTGTCAAGTATGTCATTTTGTGCCGATTGTTCCACATCATAAAGTCTCATCTTGGCACGGTCAATTCCAACAACGAAACGCTTAAAGATTGTTGGGTCATTATATCTGTTTTTAAGTTGCTTCACCATAATCTGCCCTAGACCTTCAAGTTCCTCTGTACTAATCAGAGCAAACATAAGGTCGGCAGTAGCAGGAAGACCGAACGATTCAGAAGTATCGGTCAATTCTACATCGGAAGAACCAAAACCGCTCCTAGTCGTCTGTGTCGCACTCATAATAGGAACATTAAACTCTACTGCCAAACCACGAAGTTCTTCGGCAATAGACTTAACCAAAGTATAAGAATTGATATTACTACCACTCTTAAATCGTGAAGATGAACAGATATTCAAATAGTCAATAAAGATAATATCAGGTCTAAATGATTTCTTCAGAGCAAGTTCATTCAGAAGTGCCTTGAAGTGCCCGGAGTGTGCCGAAGCAGTAGGATATTCTTTGATTACCAAAGAACCCCGAGTCTTCTTGGAAATACCATTTACTTTATTCTCAAATGCTGAGCGTGGTAAATCAATCAGTTGTTGAATTGGAACATTAAGAAGATTCGCATCAATTCTTTCGGCAATTCTTTCTTCTGCCATTTCAAGAGTGATGTAAAGAACATTTCTATTCTGTAGTAAGGCAGAACTGGCAACATGACACATAAAGAGAGATTTTCCCACACCCGTTCCGGCAAGAGCAATATTCAGAGTCTTATTAGGCAATCCACCTTTTGTTATTTTGTTGAAATATTCTAAGTCAAATTCAATCTTATCTTCTTTACGATGATAGAACTCATATCGTTCCTCATAATTCTGAAGATAATCGTGACCTATATTATTATCAAAAGATACTGCCAGAGCATCAGAAAGAATACTGGGAATAGCATCTCTACCTTTTTTATCATCCTTACCATCGGCAATATGAATGGATTCCATAAGTGCCAAGTAAATAGCACGGTCACGACACCACTTTTCTGTAGTATCAAGAATCCACTGCTTATCCACAGGACTGTTATTAAGTTTAGAAAGTAATTCTACAATTTCTTTATTTTCAGTTTCTGTTAAATCTCTACGATTATCAATCTCAATATTGAGTGCTTCTATTGTAATTGAAGAACCATACTTAACGATAAACTCAACAATTTCCTCAAAAACTATCTTTTCTACTCTTTGTTCGTAGTACTCTGGTTGAATAAATGGAATAACTTTTCTGGCATAATCTTCATTAAATACTAAGTTTCTAAGGATTGTAAGTTCAAGTCGTTCCATTATTTTAATTAAAGATTTCGTTTATGATGTGGAACATCGAATACAAAAGTAATTCTAATGTTGTTGCCAATATTAACTGCCTTATGGGGTAGTTTATTATTGAACCAAAAGAGTGTTCCCGGTTCAATAATAATAGTTTCATCCCCAACAGTATACTCGTATTTTCCCTGAATGGAAAGGTGATATCTATCCTTCGTAAGATAATAAGTTCCTTCATCAATATGAGAACCCACTATTTCACCTACAGGAAGTGCCA